TAACACTAAATACATGGCTATGGGTGGCAAAAACACTAAGATGAAAGCCTACGCCATGGGTGGCGGTGTTCGCAAGACGAGAATGTAAATGGAGCCTGTGCAGACCCATATTATGGGCATGAGTATGGCTCCTATAGAAGTACATACACGACATACTATACAATCTGGTGGAGATGAACTTACTTACATAACACGTAAGTACACAATAGATGGTCCCGTTGTAAGAGTGTCTGAGTCCTCCACTACATTGTATGATAGATATGGTCAAGAAGTAGAAGTTGGTAAATCAAACGGTACGAAAGAGATTTTTGCATAATGGTTTCAAATCTTCTTCCACAAAAGAAAAGAAAGCGAGAGCTAACAGAGAAACAATCTGCCTACCTTGCTGCTTTCATTGAAAATGGTGGAAACAATCAAGCAGCTTTGCGACAAGCTGGTTATGCAGAGACTAACACTACTGCAGTTATGCGCTCTCTATCTTCTGAGATCATTGAAGCAGCACAACAAATGTTAGCCGCTAATTCTATGAAAGCTGCCATGGGGTTAGTAAACGCACTGGACGATGATGGAAATATTCCTCGCGCAGAGTTGAAAGTTAAAGCTGCAGAGTCAATATTAAACAGGGTAGGTTTGGGTAAGAAGGAAACTGTGGAGCACAACGTTACTGCACTTCATGGTGTAGTCCTATTACCAAACAAGGCTAAACAGGAGGCTGTAGTTATAGATCATGCCAAAGACCATTTCAGTTGAAATAATAGAATCACCCTTAATACTTCCTAACTCAATATTACATTACAAACCAGATGGCACAAAAACTTATAAGACAGTTAAATTAATAGAAAAAGAAATATCGAATGTCAGAAAAAAGAAGGTCGGTAGCAAAGTCGCTTACAAACTCTATCGTGGATATTTACACACTCCCAGGTCAGTTTGAGGCATCTGTAGAGTCTGTAATAATTACTAACACTACGAGTAGTAATATAAATGCTTTTTTGTATTACTATGAAGGGGCAAGCACTACACAATTTTTAATTGTAAACAATAAACAAATATCTGGTAATGATTTTTTAAGACTTGATAACTTTAATATTAATTTATCAAAGGGGGATAAGATACAAGCTAAAACTGCTTCAGGTTCAGATGCAAACATTTTGATTTCAGTAAAAGAAATATTCACAGGACTACTTTAATGGCAGATAAAAAATTTGATCTTGATTTTAACATTGCTGATTACGAAACTGTACAAAGAGAAATCAAAAGAGACAGAGAACAAAAGCAACGCTCAAAGCAAAAATTTAGACAAATGCAGAAAGATGTGGTTAGAGATGCTGTTGACACCTTTGTTGGAGATTCTCCCCAAAGAAGAGCAATAGCTGCCGCTGCTATTAAAGGAATTGATTACGCAAAAATTGCTGCAAAACAGGGCAAAAAAGAAGCTTTCGAACAAGCAAAGAGAGATGGCATTGATCTTGGACTAAAAGGATTTAATAAATATTTAAATGAAAGCGTAAACTTTTTTGGAATAGTAACTGAATTAAAACGGTCTGGAGAAGATATTGGTCCTGTGTTTAGTTATGAACGTGAAGGAAAGCGAGGAGGGTTTGGTGCAGAATATGATACTCGAAGTAAAACAGGCCGTGTCTCTGTAGGGACTGAGGTAGGCCGTGCAGGTAAATTTTCTGCAGAAGCTGTAGCTGGTCCATATGGAAGAAGTGTTCTTGGTAAATTTACTACAAGGTTTAACAAAGGCGGCAAAGTCTATAATAAAAGAGGTCAACCTCGCAAAGTTAAGTATTAATTTATAATGGTAGATCCAGTAACTATCATAAGTGGCATAGCTCTTGCCAACAAAGCATTTGGAGAAGTAAAACAACTGCTACAAAATGGTCGTCAAGTAGCAGATTGTGGTAAACAGTTAAGTGATTGGGCAAGAGGTTGCTCACAAGTACAAGAAGAAAATAATAAACAAAGTTTAATGGGAAGCAATGCTTCTCAGTCTGCGATGGACAGACTAATTCATGTACAAACTGTACAGAAGCAACGAGAAGAACTCCGTGAGTTTATGCAGTTATATGGAACACCAGGTTCTTGGAACATGTTTCTACAGTTTGAGCGTGAGGCTAGACTACAGGTAAAAAAAGAAAGAGAAGAAGCAGAAAAAAGACGTAAAAAGAAACTAAACCTAGTAAAAAATATAGCAATAACGTTTCTTTTTGTGGTGCTAGTGGGAGCAATAATTACAATAGGACTTATGATATTTTTGAGTGCTAATCAATGACAGAAGAAACCCCCGCTAAAAGAGGCAGAGGAAGACCCAAGCTTGAAGCGGGGCAAAAAGGATCTTACAATGTTTCTCGTGCAGAAAAAGCAAGAAGGCAGTCTCAGAGAAGTCTTGCCGCTGCTAAAAAAAGAAGAGCGTCTGCAGAAAGAAAAGTTCAAAAGTCACGAGAAGCTGTAAAGAAAAAAGAAACAAATTTAAAAAAAGTTGAAGACGCAATCTTCAATTCTAAAGGTTCAAAAGTGTTAGAACAGGACACTATTGATAGTGTTCCAAAAGCAGTAAGAGAGCTAATAGAAAATGAGGCCGATGTTGTCTTCAAGCCTAACCTAGGACCGCAAACAGATTTTCTTGCGAGTCCTGAAAGAGATGTATTCTATGGTGGTGCTGCTGGTGGCGGTAAGTCTTACGCTCTTCTTGCTGATCTTCTTAGGTACTGTGATAACCCCAATCATCGTGCTCTTATCATTAGGCGCACTTTGGACGAACTTACAGAGCTTGTTGACAAAAGCAAACAGCTTTACCCAAAAGCTTTTCCTGGGGCAATCTTCAGAGAATCAAAAGCGATGTGGCAGTTCCCTTCAGGTGCTACAGCATGGTTCTCATATCTCGACAAAGACAAAGACGTTACGAGATACCAAGGACAAGCCTTTACATGGATAGGTATTGACGAGATAACACACTACCCTACTCCCTACGTCTGGGAGTACTTACGTTCTCGTCTTCGTACAACTGACAAGCAGATTGATGCTTACATGCGTTGTACAGGAAACCCTGGTGGTGTAGGAGGTTGGTGGGTTAAAAAAATGTACATTGACCCTGCTCCTGCAAATACACCGTTTGCAGCTACAGATGTTGAATCGGGTGAGTCTTTACTTTGGCCTGACTCAGCACCTGATGGAAAAGCTGGTCAACCCTTGTTTCTTCGTAAGTTTATTCCAGCAAGGTTGACGGACAACCCCTACCTAGCTCAGAGTGGCGAATATGAAGCCATGTTAAGGTCGCTCCCAGAAGTGGAAAGAAGAAGACTTCTTGAAGGGGATTGGGATGTCGCAGAGGGGGCGGCGTTCCCAGAGTTTTCTCGTAGCGTTCATGTTGTGGATGCTACAAAGGTTCAAATACCTACGAACTGGTTAAGATTACGAGCCGCTGACTATGGGTATGCTGCACCAGCCTGTGTTCTTTGGGGTGCGATAGATTGGGATGACACCCTTTGGATATATAAAGAGTTTTATGGTAAAGGCCAGACTGCAGAAAATCTTGCTAATATAATAATTAACATGGAGGGAGATGATCCTCCGATGTATCACTCTGTGCTTGACTCTTCATGTTGGAACAGAACAGGCACAGGCCCTAGCGTTGCAGAAACTTTGATACGTTGTGGTGCTAGATTTACTCCATCAGATCGTAATAGGCTAGCTGGAAAAATGGAACTGCATCGTAGACTACAACTTGATCCTATTAGCAATGAGCCAAGAATAAAAATACTTTCTACTTGCACTGACCTTATTAGATCACTATCTTCATTACCACTATCTAAATCTAATCCTGAAGATGTAGATACAAAAGCAGATGATCATGCTTATGATGCATTACGTTATATGTGCATGACAAGAGCTAGAGGGCATCTCACTATAAATAACATGATGAATAAAATTAAAGAGGCAAAACCACAGCCGTTTGATTCAGTGTTTGGTTACTAATGGCAAAAAAGAAAAAAGAAATAGTGCCTGCTAATAAACCTCTTAGCTCAGTAGATCTAGGAAAGAAAGTTGCTAAAGGTAGCCCTAGTCTTCTTTTTACAGGAGAAGGGTTAGGTCTTATAGCTAGATATGCATACAAAAATGATGTTTCTATCAAAGCTGCTACATATCAAATTTCAAAAACGTTATTTGATTCACGTAAAAAAAATCCAGAAGCTGAAGGGTTAACGAGACGATTATTTCCACAGGGCATCACTACAATTGAAAAAGGGCTGGAAGAACATAAAGCCATTGAACAGCTTTTATATCAACAAGGAGTTCTTGTAGATGCAGATCCTGATCTAAGCGGTCTTAGAGAGGAAATAAAAAGAAAAGGTTTAAATAAAAGATCTGCAGAGGGTAAAGAAAAGATAGCAATTCTTGAACGAGGAGGTCTTCCTTCTGTTACTAAAAGAACTGCTTCAGGTTCTCTTGTAGAAGATGAAAAAATAGTTAGACCCTACAAGTACAAATTTAGTGCTCAAGCTGCTGCACAATTTAAAGACATACCTTTACCAAGTATTCTTGAAACAAAAGCTATTGAAGCTCCTCAATCAAGGGTTGCAGAGATAGAAAAATCTCCAACAGAGGTTATGCAACAAGAGCTAGCCACTAAAAGAGAAGTTGAGATTAAACCTGCCACCGAACAGGAAAAAATAATAAAAGAGCTTGAAGCAAAACAAATTGAAAAAGATGAAAGAGTAAAAAATCGTACATTAGAATTTTTAAAAAAAGGCGGCTTAAAAATAGGCAAAAATGCACTGCCTTTATTTGGCCCCATAACTGCAGCGGTTGCTGCATATCAATCAGGAGAGGCCACTGCATCAGAAGTGGAAAGACTTATTGATGCGCTAGAAGCAGGGCTTGAAGCTGCAGTAGTGCCGATTGATGCGACTCCTGTAGCACCAGGCGAGTTACCAGAAAGACTAAGAAATAATACAGAGGCTCTGCAAAGAGCTATGCAACCACAGCAATAAGGAGAAAGCTATGAATAAAGATGCTGGTTACATTATGGGAATGATGCAAAAACAAGGAGAACTATCAGAAGTTGCCGAAGGTTCTTTGTATCGTGAAGGATTAGATCAAATGCTAATCGGACCTATTGATCGTGAAGCTTTACAGGTTGACATGCCTCGTAAGGGTGACAATATGATAGATGCAAACTTTGATTCACTTGCGGAACAACGCGACTACTAATAAAAAGGAAATCTCATGGCTGATTCGCCACTAGGAGATGCAATTGGTGCAGTCTTTGTAGATGAGGCTGCTACCAACGTAGCACAAACAGTACGTTCAAAATTTGAAGATGCTGAAACAGGTCGTTATCAGCACGAGCAACGTTGGCTAAAAGCATACAAAAACTTTCGTGGAATATACGATGGTGACACACAGTTCCGTGATTCTGAAAGAAGTAGAGTATTCTTAAAGATTACAAAAACAAAAGTTCTTGCTGCATACGGTCAGATAGTTGATGTTCTGTTTGCAAATAAAAAGTTTCCTATTGTAGTAGAATCAAGCCCCATACCTGAAGGTGTTGCAGAGTTTGCTCATCTTAATACTACAGGCCAGGAGCAACAACAAGAAGAACCTGAAACTCCTTACGGATTTCCTGGGGATGGTCGTGAGTTAAAACCAGGGGCTAAAGAGGCTACGTTCTTAGGGGGTCTTGAAGATAAGTATGAAAATGCAAATCTTGCAGAAGGCCCTTCAAGACTAGGGGAACCTCAGATTAGCCCTGCACGAGAGACTGCAAGGCTCATGGAAAAACTAATCCATGATCAACTACATGAAAACAATGCTACAAATGTTTTGCGTAACTCAATATTTGAGTGTGCTCTTCTTGGCACTGGAGTAATAAAAGGCCCCTTAAATGAAACAAAAACTGTTCATAACTGGGATCAAGAAGAAGGGTATCAGCCTTACAAACGGCTAGTGCCAAAGTTAGAGTCTGTTTCATGTTGGAGTTTTTATCCTGATCCTGCAGCCACTAGCGTAGAGGATTGTTCATACGTTGTCCAAAGACATAGGCTCAACAGAAGCCAAATGCGTGATCTAATGGACAAGCCATACTTTAATCCTGAAACAGTTGGTGCTTGTTTAGATAAAGGGCCTAATTACGATGACAAGTATTTTGAAGATACCATTCGTAATGAAAACATGGAGGTGCAACAAAGCACTGATCGTTTTGAAGTTCTTGAATACTGGGGAAACCTTGACTCAAAGTTAGCCTATGAGATGGGCCTACCGATTGACATGGATGATCTTACTGAGGTTCCAGTTAATGCATGGATATGTGGCAACATGGTTCTTAGGCTTGTGCTAAATCCATTTACACCCTACCGCATACCATTTTTTGCTGTGCCTTATGAAATCAACCCTTATCAATTATTTGGTGTGGGCATCCCTGAAAATATGGAAGACGCACAGTTGTTGATGAATGGTCACATTCGCATGGCTATTGATAACTTAGCTCTTGCTGGCAACGTAGTCTTTGATGTTGATGAAGCATCTCTTGTGCCAGGACAGAACTATGATATTTATCCTGGTAAAGTATTTAGAAGGCAGTCTGGTGTTACAGGGACTGCAATCAATGCAGTAAAGTTTCCAAACACTGCACCTGAGAATATTCAGATGTATCAAGCTGCAAGACAGTTAGCAGATGAAGAGACAGGACTACCTAGCATTATGCATGGTCAAACTGGTGTTTCTGGCACAGGACGCACCGCTGCAGGTTTGAGTATGCTTCTTGGTGGTGCTAACCTTAGTGTTAAAACTGTAATTAAAAATATTGATGACTTTCTTCTTAAACCAATAGGAGAGTCAATGTTCTTTTGGAACATGCAATTTAATAAAGATCATCCAGAGGTAAAAGGTGATCTTGAGATAAAACCACAAGGCACTTCTGCAGTAATGCAGAAAGAAGTTCGTAGCCAACGTTTGATGACATTACTTCAAACGATTGGTAATCCAATGCTTGCTCCGTTTATTAAAATACCTAACCTTGTGCGTGAACTTGCAATATCACAAGACATTGATCCAGATCTACTTGTAAATGATGTTAATGATGCACAAATATTTGCAGATGTACTGAGAGGACTAAATGCTCAACAAGGAAACATGCCAAACGCTGCTGCCCCTGGTCAACAGTCAGGCCCCATGGGACAGCCTGAAGGCCCACCTGCAGGGCCTCAAGAACAGCCTTCAGGACCAGCTAATGAAGGAACAATTGGACTTAGAGATGCGGAGACTCCAGGGGAAGCTCCAACTGGTTGATTATCTTCTATCTCTGAAAGATGAAGTAAACGAACAACAGAAAGTTTATTTAGATAGTGGCAATTAATACAGAAAAAATACAGGAAATTTTATCGGGAGCACAAGCTGTTGTTCCTAGAATAAGAACTGAAACTCCTATGCAAGAGATAGGAGAGTCTGTAATTGACGTTAAAGGTGGTGCTGATCCTCTTGAAGTTCCTGAGATTGGTTCTCCAAAGAGAAAGAAAAAAGAATCTCTCTCACAACCATCTACGGGACCAAGTTATTCTGCAGTAGACGCACCGCTTCAAAATGTAGATTACGGAGATCCTGCATCTTTTACAAATGTAGATAGGTTGCTTGCTCAAGGCACAAGTTTTGTAGAAAGTCCACAAAGATTTACGAGAACTGGCACTGTTAGTTCAGCGGAGGGTGGAGACTTTTTTGATGATCCTGCTGACCTTGATGAGTTTGGTGCAGTGGGGCCTGATGGAAGGATTGATCCTGATATAATAGGCGATCCATTTAATTATGGTTCTATCGAAGGTTTTGCTAAAGATGTATATAATAGACCTATTGGCGAAACTTTTAATCAAGCAATTAGAGACTTTGGTAACTTTTTAGAGTTTGGAACTACACGACCTAATATAGAAACTGTTAATAGTCCGGTTGGTTTAGTTGCCACTCAAATAACAGACCCTCTTGGTAATATTACTACTCCTGGCTTTGTTAGCGGAGTGTTTACTGCGTTGGGAGCACCTGTTGGATTAGCAGGTAGGTACGGAGCAAGGGCTTTAGATTATTTAACCACTGAATTTGCTGCAGACTTTTATACTCCAGGGAATGTTCCTACAAGTTATGAGCAACAACAACGATCAAAGTTTATGTCATTAGCAATGGCTGCTGATCCTAATATTGGAACAGGTTGGTCTACTTATGGAGGAAAGGTTGCTTATGCAACTGTAGATCCAAATACGGCAAATCTTTCTTTTGCAGATCAGTATGATATAGACTCGCAAGATCTTGATATTAAAAATACAACTTACGCAGCGGTTGATATAGATGGTTATACCTATGGAGTTGATATAGGTCTACCTGGAGAAAAATTTGATGCAAAGGCAGGTATAACAGCGGAGCAAGTAAGAGACTATTTAGAATTTGGAGTTCTTGACGATGAATTTGATGTTGGCGTAGCACAACAAATTGCAGATGCAATAAATAATACAAATCCTGCAGCATTACTTGATGAACCTCTTAGCGAAATGGTTCGAGAAATAGGTGCTGGTTTTGATGTTGGTCCCGATCCTGATAATCGTGGTCCAGAAACGGGACTTGATAGAGAAGAGATTGTAAGTCGTATAGAGGATATTCAAACGTTTGGCCCAGATGATCCTACAGATAATCCCGCTGCTTTCCCTCTTAGTGAATTGCAGAGAGACGAAGAAGCTACAAGAGAATTCGATTTTCAAAAACAAGAAGCTTTTGATGACGCAGCATATGGTCGAGGTCCAACCTCTGATCCAACGCAAGCTCCTGAATATTCTTTCACTGGTGATGATACAGAAGCACTTAGCGAAGAGGAAGCTAAAGGTGCTGATGCTGCTGAAACTGCAGACGATGAAGCTGCTGCCTCAACTGGTGGGCAAAGTGCCGAAGAAGATATGGGAGATATATAATAAAATGTGGAGTGACAATGGAAATAACACAACAACAATTTGAGACAAACTTTGAAACTCTACAGGATGAAGAGAAAGCTATGGTAGCAGGTCTCATAGAA